CTCGTTCCCCCTTATCAAGAGGGTGGGGCAGGAAAGCATGTATCGTTCGGCCGATGCCGTTCACACTCTCAAGATATCACATCAAGAGAATGGACGGAACCGGCGCGTAGTTCGCCTCGATAACAAGAAGCTGGCTACGAATCCCTCGACGGGCCTACAGACGGAGGTTAGCACCTCTGTCTATCTTGTCGTTGATTCCCCCGTGTTTGGTTACACAGATACGGAAATCACCTACATGACGGACGCGCTGAAAGCCTGGTTAACTTCAACCAATGTCGGGAGATTGTTGGATGGTGAGTCTTAAAGATTTTCCTAAGAGAGGCCCGGAGGACGATTTCCTTCGTGCTGCTGTGGTTCTCTCTCGCGCTATTCCTAAATGCATCGATGACCCTGAGGTTGTCGATGCGCTAGCATACGCAGTATCGGTTTTCCGGTACATGGTAGCCGTGGATAGCGATGATCTCAGTCAGGCCCATACGTTTGCTGTGGAGGTGGTGCGAACCGCCTTTGAGCAAGCAAAAGAGTCTGGCATGTGATCATGAAGATCTCGAATGCCTTGTCGGGACTGCTTACCTCTATCATCAGAAGGAGGAAGCATGAAAAGCCTTCTATGGCTTCTCCGACAAGTGCTGGAAGATATCCAGCACCAGTCTGCAGTAGCTCTTCAAAAGGACTTCGAATACATCGAAGCCCGAGTGGAGCACGAGGGATTGTCATTTCTGACAATCACCTTACCGTCTATGTGCGATGCCCTCGAGAGAGGGCTTGCAACAGGACAGTGGCCTTCAGATCAATGTTCAGCTTTTCGCAAAGCTGGGCCACGATCGTCGCTCCCTGCGTTCTTGCAGGGTTTGACAAGGCTTGTGTTCCACATGAAGGATGGATCACTCAAGGAGTTACCAGATGTCAACGCGATCTTTTATATCCGGGTACTTACTCGGATGTTTAAGAAGCTTGAGATCGATTGCTCTGAGTCTCGGGTGGCGAAAGCTTTCCGGGACTTCCATGAGTGTGATAGCCAAGTTGGGTCTGGCCTTATGCCTGCTAGTGTTGACCTGTTTGGTCGGACAGCAGATATTCTTTGGTCGCGATTCGAACGCTCATTTGAGCCGTCCAAAATCGTACCGAAGCATGGGCCGGGAGCCACAGCCGAGAAAATTTCTGGAAACAGGAAGTTCCTCGTGCGTACATGGTATACCCGACTGGAGCGGCAAGTGCCGTCAGATTTTCACGTAATTCCAAATTGGAACTATGTGGAAGCACTTGACGCTATTGACTTTAGGGGACCAAGTGACGAGATACCCGTGAGGGTTGTTTCGGTGCCCAAAACTCTAAAGTCACCACGCATCATTGCGATCGAACCTGTGCATATGCAATATGTACAGCAAGGGTTGCTCGAATTCCTGGTAAAGGAGCTAGAGTCCCGGGGGCTGACGGCTGGTCATGTGAATTTCACTGACCAGTCGATCAACCAATCGTTCGCAAGGTTGGGATCTGCCGATGGTAGCTTAGCTACTCTCGATCTGTCTGAAGCCAGCGACCGCGTAAGCGCGAAGTTGGTCAAGCGGATGTTGCAGACATGCCCCACGTTAAGTGCGAGCTTGTTTGCATGCAGATCCTCGAGGGCACAAACCCCTGACGGGCGCATTCGCGTCCTAAGGAAGTTTGCCTCGATGGGGTCGGCTGTTTGTTTTCCGGTTGAGGGCATGTATTTCTTCACTGCAGTGATTGCAGCGATGCATGCTCAAGACGGCAAACGTCCATCAGTTAGATCTGTCGAGCAGTATGCCCGGC